ATTTACTTTTAACAAGAAAAGGTACTAGATATTTTTTACCAGATTTTGGAACAAGATTATATGAATTTATTTTTGAGCCATTAGATGGACCAACTTTTTCTGAAATAGAGGCGGAAATCCGTGAGTCGGTACAAGAATATTTACCTAATCTAACAATCACTCAAATTTCTGTTAAAGCGGCGTCTGAAGGTGAAGAAGGAAAGGGTGAATACGTAAATGATGATGGGCAGAAAGTTTATAGAGTACCGGGTATTGGTCAAATGGAGCATACCGCGGTTGTAAGAATTGACTACACAATTACAGATAGTGTTTTTAATAGTAGTGATTTTGTTATAATTAATATTTAATAGTACATGGCAAATAAGAAAATATCATATACCACCAGGGATTTTGAAGCAATAAGGACCGAACTTATTAATTTTACAAGAACGTATTACCCCGACCTCATTGACAATGTTAATGACGCTGCCGTGTTTTCGGTATTGTTGGATTTGAACGCTGCGGTAACCGACAACCTCCACTTCAACATAGATAGAAGTATTCAAGAAACAGTATTACAATACGCTCAACAGAGGTCATCAATATATAATATTGCCAGAACTTACGGTTTAAAGGTACCAGGACAAAGACCATCAGTTGCGTTAGTTGATTTATCAATTACGGTACCGGCATTCGGAGATAAAGAAGATTTGAGATATTGCGGTATATTAAGAAGAGGGTCACAAGTTAATGGCGCCGGACAAGTTTTTGAAACTGTATATGACATTGATTTTTCTTCAGCGGTTAATGCTGAAGGTGCATCAAACAGGTTGGTAATACCAAATTTTGATTCAAATAATATCCTTATTAATTATACAATCACTAAAAGAGAGACAGTTGTTAACGGTATTACAAAAGTATTTAAGAAGGTTATTACACCAAATGATGTGAAACCTTTTTATGAAGTTTTTTTACCTGAAAAAAATGTGTTAGGAGTTACAAGTGTTTTATTAAAAGATGGAACACAGTATGCAAGTGTACCATCTACCCAAGAATTTTTAGGTTTAGATAATAGATGGTATGAAGTACAAGCACTTGCTCAAGATAGAGTTTTTGTTGAAGACCCAACTAAAACCGCCGACTCACCTGGTATTAAAGTAGGAAAATATATCACAACTTCTAATAAGTTTATTACCGAATTTACACCTGAAGGTTATATGAAAATGACCTTTGGAGGAGGAAGTCAATCTGCTGATGAACAATTAAGAGAATTTGCGAGAAACGGGATGAAGTTGGATTTGTATAAATATTCAAACAACTTTGCTTTGGGTAGTACGTTAAAGTCAAATACAACATTGTTCGTTCAGTATAGAATTGGAGGGGGATTAAGTAGTAATGTCGGTGTTAATGTAATAACACAAATAGGAACGGTTTCTTTTTACGTAAATGGTCCATCTTCTTCAGTTAATACGAGTGTTGTTAATTCATTAAAATGTAACAATGTGACGGCGGCCATAGGTGGTGCGAATATACCAACGGTTGAAGAGGTTAGAAATTTAGTAGGATTTAATTTTGCTGCTCAAAACAGAGCAGTGACTGTAAATGACTATGATTCAATCATAAGAACAATGCCGTCACAATTCGGGGCACCGGCTAAAGTGGCGATTACCGAAGAAAATAATAAAATTAAAATTCAAATGTTGGCTTACGATGAGACAGGTAATCTAACCGAGGTCATCTCAAATACTTTGAAAAATAATGTTGCTAATTATTTGTCTAATTACAGAATGTTGAATGATTACATATCAGTTATGTCGGCAAATGTGGTTGACCTTTCAATAATAATTGAAGTTGTATTAGATAGTAGTCAAAATCAAGGAGCTTTAATATCTCAAGTGATTAATATTGTAACAAACTTCTTTAGTCCATTGAACAGACAGATGGGTGAGAATGTTTATGTTTCAGAATTGAGAAGACAAATTCAGAATGAAAATGGGGTTATTACATTAGCGAATATTACATTCTATAATTTGGTTGGAGGTCAATATTCCTCATCTCAAACTTCACAAAGATACTCTGACCCTGAAACAAGACAAATTGAATTAATTGACGATACTTTATTTGCGGAACCAAACCAAACTTACCAAATTAGATTTCCCGGTAAGGACATAACAGTTAGAGTAAAGAACTTTAAGTCAGTCAATTTTTCTTGATAATTTATTTTATTAGTATCTCCTCTATCTTTTGAAAATAGACAATAAACTATTTATTAAAAAATAGAGTAGTAATGCCAAAATCATATAGGATTAGGACGGAAGTCGGAAAAGACAAATCAATAAAGGTACAGTTAGAACAAGACTTTGAATCCTTAGAAATATTATCACTCAAGATATTACAAAGTGACATTTATAATCGAGTTTGTGCTGATTATGGTGTTGTTATTGGTAGAATAACCGCAAATAATGGATTGGGGTTACCTAACTGTAAAGTATCTGTATTTATCCCACTAACCACAGAAGACGAAGAAAATCCTGTAATATCTGAACTATATCCATACAAAACATTGGATGATGTTAATGACGATGGGTATCGATATAATTTATTACCATATACAAAGTCTCACGGAGGTCACACACCAACAGGTACATTCCCATCAAGAAACGACGTACTTACAAATCCTACTCTTATAGAAGTTTATGATAAGTATTATAAATTCACGGCTAAAACAAATGATAGTGGTGACTTTATGTTGTTTGGTGTGCCACTTGGAAGTCAGACTATTCACGTTGATATTGATTTATCAGACATTGGAGAATTTTCTTTGTCACCACAAGATTTAATAAGATTGGGGATTGCGACAGAAAATCAAATATCAGGGGTTAGATTCAATTCATCAAATACTTTAGATACCTTACCACAACTTTTAAGTTTTAATAGAGTAATTGAAGTGTATCCATTGTGGGGACAACCTGAAATTTGTGAATTAGGTATTACAAGAACGGATTTTGATTTATCAAAAGAGGCGGGAATTCAGTTGTTACCGGCGGCTATTTTTATGGGGTCAATTATATCTAACCAAGATAAAAGAGCGGTCAAAAGAAAATGTAAAGTTAATAGAAAGTTAGGTAATTTGTGTCAATTAATTGCCGGTCCTGGAATTATTTTGGCAATAAGACAAACAATAGGAGTTGATAGTGATGGTTATCCTGTGCTTGAAGAATATCAGTTAGAAGATGGTGGGCAAGTTATTGATGATAATGGAGCATGGTTGATAGATGTGCCGATGAATTTGGATTTTGTATATACAAATGAATTTGGAGAACGAACCTTTTCTAACGACCCTAAAGTGGGGGTTCCCACAAGAGCAAGGTATAGATTCAAAGTGGACTGGGCTCAACCTGCAACAATAGGAAAGATTAAAAGAGCTTCTTTTTTAGTTCCTAATATTAAGGAATGGGGATGGGATGACTATCAGACTGTCGTAACCATAGGAGGACCCACCACTATTACATCAACTCCTGACCCAGACAATGACCCATATGCTTTCTATCCATCAACAGAAATTAAATGTAACGCACCTAACCCAACAACTGACTACAATGACAATAGATTCAAAATGGTTAAAGCTTCATATGCTTTCAGCGTAAATTGGAGAGATTATGGTCTTACTGACTCTGCCAATAATCTAACATCAATTGGACAGAGAATGGTTCAAGAAGCGGTTGATTGTATAGATAGATTTTATGAAATGAGGTATAATAAAGTTTATACTGTTTCTGAATTAATATCCGAATACAGGTCAAATTCGGGTGTTAAAAAATTTATATCTGTTAGAGATATCTTGGATGAAACTTGTGAAAGTACGAATAGTCCATTTCCGGCTAATGATGCCCAATTTCAGTTTGATTTGTTGTATCTTTTGATGTCAATATTGGCTCTTATTGCTAAACCTATATTAACAATATTAATCTTCATTGCCCATATAGTTGCTTGGGCAATTTGTAAAATAAAGGACTTTATTTGTGGATTAAAACAAATGATTTGTAGTTCAAATGTACTTAGGGGTTTTGGTAATTGGAGATGTAATAAATGGACGGGTAAATGTAATGAATGGAATGATAAGTGTGAAAACCAAGGTATTAATTTACCCTTATTGACTTATCCTGATTGTGAATTGTGTGAATGTACTCAAAGTGATGGTCCGAATCAAATATCTAGTAATTTGGCAACTCCATCAACAATACCACCTGGCTCAACTAACAGTCTACCACAAACTTTATCAACTAACTATCAACTAGGAACGACTACTACCATACCGGAATTATTTAATATTATAACATTAGATAACCCCACAAATTTTGCTTGTTCTGATGGTGATGGGGAGACAGAAAGTACTACAAAACGCACATTTACCCAAAGCATTCCTTATTCAGAAAAAATGAATTTGTTTAACACAAAAGCGA